AAGCACAACTCTTTGGATCAATATACAACGCACAACCATCACATTCAATCTTTAAATCTTCTGCCATTGGGTTATCAACATATTCAAGAACATAGGCTAGACCAGAACAACCTGTCGTTTTTACACCTATTCTGATGCCTAGTCCTTTTCCTCTTTTTGCAAGAGTTTGTTTTACTTTGTTTGTTGCTTTGTCAGTAACAGTTATCATTGTGTTGGCATAGCACTTTGTGCCATTTGTTGTACAACTTGTTGACTTTGTGATTGATCTGGGTTTTCAGGAGTATCATCATGTCCCTTGAAGATAATCTGATCACCTTGAATATTCTTAATTACTGTATTCAAGGGAGGGTTCTTTATCATATCATACAAGTCAGTAATATCTAAAACGATATCACCTTTATCTTGTAGATATGTTAAAAACTCTTCCGCTGTATAACTACTAGGATCTATTATACCGTTATCTAAATCAGTTTTAAGTTGATTGACAAGAACAATAAGTTTAGTACTTAACGGATCGACCCCATCAAGTTCAAAAAGAAACATATTATCTCTTTGCTCTACCAACGCCGCCTGACGGTGGCATTTCTGGTGCTTCAGCTGGGGGAGGAATGTCACCCATATCAGCACCAGCACCCATATCAGCACCGGCATCCATGCCTGCGTCCATACCAGCATCTACCCCTGCTTCTGCACCCATGTCAGCACCAGCATCAAATGCTGCATCTACTGCTTGACCGGTTAACCCGTTCAACGCATTTTTTAACGCGGTTGATGCTTCTTTCAATGAAGCAGATAATGTATCTAGTTGACCAGAAACTTGATCATTGTATGTTTGACTTTCGTTAACACCAATTTCGCTTTCAATGCTTGATACCAATGCAGGTAATTCTTTAACTTGCATTTGACCTACATCTTCAAGCATTTTCTGTACTTGATCTACCATGTCTTGTGCTGCTAGTACAACCTGTGACTTCTCAACTTCTTCGTTCTCAACCATAATTCTTGGCTGAGGTAATGAACGCAATTCGTTATAGTGGTCACTAAGTGCTTGCTCCATAAACACAAGTTTCATATATGAACTTGATGATTGACTATTGTGATAATCAGGAGATTGCTTTGACTCACTCAATAAACCACGTACTTTTTGAAGCATAGTGCGTGTAGATGACATAGACATATTATCTACGTTGAATGAAGTTTCATACTGTTCTTTCAATACTTTAGTAGAGAAAGAGCGGCGATTGTGATTTAATTCTGTTAATTTCATAGTTATATTCCAAAGAAGTATATAATATATTTATCTTTTCTTTCGTTATTATGCGGATTTGTTAAATCGCTTGTCTTGCCAAATTCTGGAACTATTCACATAACCCGCTAGTTCCTCAGCTATCCGGGTGCGTTCCATTTTTTCTTCACCTAATTTAGCCAAATAAATTAACTTTTCTTCTAAGTTTTTAGCCTTTTTTACTAATTTTTGATGAACCTGAATCTCACTATCTACACTAGCTAATCTTTCATCTAAATTTAATATTCGGTTGGATTCGTATATACTATTTCTTTTGTCAAACGTACACCAAGATACTGCATTTTTTAACACATTGAATGACTTTGTTCCTGCAATATTATCTTTTTCTACTATATAGCAATCATTAGTTTTTTTAATTGCATACTGGTTGAATAGGAAATAAGATCCGTCCGGGCCTTGCATTATAGACAATTCACTTAACTTCTCCATTTCTTTATTGGATATCGTTTTTGTAAATTTATGTAGTAATTTGTCGCTTATCATTTGGTTAACACTTTAAAATATATGTTTCTTAACTCATCGCTAGTATCTAAGAATGTGGGTAGTTGATCCCATTCTGTATAACATTTGATCATGGGTACTTGGTCGCAATCTCTGTATAATGCTCCCAATTCAGTTACCCCATCATAAAATACACTAGGATGCTGAACCGCAAAATCAAAATGCCAACATGGATATGTCTCATCGTCTTGTTGTTCAAATAAAAATCCAAATTCAGTAAATTCGTTAAACTTTATTTTTATTTTTTCAGGTATACAAACAAGTTCCGGCTGGCTGCGTAATGAGATTGCTTGTTGAACCGTGTCAAAATTACTTTGAGTATTGCGTTTATAACGCCATTCATTGTCCATATCAGGACGATGGCGGTTAGGTACATTAGTCTGTGTAATATCAAATAACGTGTAGCAAGAGATAATGTAACTCATACTACTATTTAACAGCGGTAAAAAAACCCTAGAAATTCTAGGGTTCTTTTATACATAAATCTAACTATTAGTTAGTGAATGTTGCTGTAGCTGAAGTAACAGTTGTGTTAGCTGCGCCACCTGCTGTCAATTCAGCAATGATAGCTGCATTCAATGTAGTAGTTGTCCATGCGCCGGTTGGATACACAGCCATTGCTAATGTGTCAGGACCTGCAGTTGTAAACTCATACATGTAAACTGTAGCTAATTGTTGTGTAGCTTGGATGATCAAACTAACTTGAGTACCAGTGAAAGCGCCAGAACTAGCTGCTGTAACTGTAAAGAAGTCTAGCTTAGGACCTTGAGGTTGAACTGAAGAACCTGAACTAACTGCGTTTGCACCGCTGTTTGTGTATGCTGCTGCATCTAAATGCAATACTGGTAGAAAGTCGCCGTTTGCTTTTGTAAATTGTGCCATTTTAAAATTCCTTGATATAAGTTGAAGCCTACTGCTTCATACACTTATTTATGCCAGAAGTAAAAAAAACACGGATTTGGCTTAGCGTCCGGCTAGATTTTGGCGACTAAATCCCATTCTATCAACAAATTTTAACCCATTTGATACAAAACCCTCATGTGTTTCAGTGCCGTCATCTAGCTGACCTTTGACTGGGGATTCTTTTGCTGCTTGATTAAGTTGTTCTACAATAGACATTTTAAGTTTATACATCTCTACCCAAATAGTAAATGCACCTTTAATAGCTTCGGTGTTCTGTTGTAAGTATCCGGGAACAAGTACTTCTTTCTTTGTCTTTGGATCTAATGTAGTGTATCCTAACAATTTCTTACGCATAGGTTCTGTCATGGGTCTAGCTTTTACAAAATCCATGAACCCCTGTGCTAAATCATTTAAGTTACCCTCTACAATTCGCTTGTTAATGAATACAGTAAACAATTGATTAAATGAATTACGTGCTTGCGGAGCATTATCCATAAACTGATCTACCAATGCCCCGTACTTTTTAATAGCATTTTGAGTACTTTTAACTAAAGATGTGTCAATTCTCATCTTGGGAGTAATAGGCATAGCACTAGGAACAATAGCAACATTACTATTATTTTTTAATGCACCTATACTACCGTCTAATGAACTAGCATCGTCTGTTGTCATAGCATTAGGTGCTAAGAATTGATGTACCGCAATGCCAGCTTGCTTGCCGGACATTAACGTTCCCAAATTACTATCAACTACAACCGTATACGTTATACCTTTTGGATTCGCTTTAAAACTATAAATTCCATTCTTTGCTGACAACGGTTGACTGAATAATAAATCTCCCCAATAATATCCCTTACCACCACTAGATGCTTTTGCCAATCCTGGCCAAATCTCTGCCATTAATGAATGTAGCCCTGAACGGTCAACGCCCCTAGCTTGGTCATATTGCACAAACTGTTCCGGGCTGAATACTTGTCTGCCTGACCCGTCTTTCTTGTTGAACATATGCTTGTCCATAATAGAAAACTGTCCACGACTATTACGGCCAAATATCAATGCTGGATATCCGTCCCACTTAATAGTAACAGTCTTGGGGTTCTTTACAGTAGCTATACTTGCTTGTAATCCACGATTCGCACCCTCACTACCTCCCAAAAATATCAAATCTTCTGGATGATCTAGGTGTCCCTTATCTTCTTTTAAAGAGGCAATTTTATCTACTTTGTCTCTAAGTATCGCTAACGATTCAGATAGGTTCACGGTTTTTCCTTAAAGATTTAGAAAATCTCTGCTGGTCTTTGCTCTTA